CAATCGATGCCTTGGCTCAACCGGTGACGACAACCGACAACCTCGTCGCCATCCGAATCGAGAGCAATGCGATTGCAGACCAGTTCCGATTCACCGTTGCCGAGCGTCAGATTCTCACGCAGACGAACGAGACTCCAGATGGGACTCCGAACGGCATAGTGGCCGACATCACAGCGGTCAAAGATGCCAATGACGAATGGTACACCTTGCACTTGACTACGCTATCGAAGGCAGTCATCAAAGCCGCGGCCGTGTATGTCGAGACCCTCATCAAGCTGATGGTCGTGTCGAGTGCGGATGACGCCATTTACGATTCGGGTTCGTCAACCGATGTCGCGGCCGAGCTCCAGACTGCCGGATATGGCAGGACCGTTCTGATGTACCATCCGAAAGCGCTTGAGCAGTATCCAGGAGCGGGATGGGCCGGGCTCGCATTGCCCAAGGACCCAGGTTCGATTACCTGGAAGTTCAAGACCATCGCCGGGGCCGACTACACCGAGTTGACATCGTCTGAGGAAACAGCCATCAAGAACAAGGATTGTAATTCTTACGTCCGAATTTCTGGTGTCAGCATGACTCAGGAAGGTGTTGTATCCGGTGGCGAGTTCATCGACGTGGTTCGAGGGCTCGACTTCATGCGCGCACGCTTGCAGGAATACATCTTCGCAAGATTGGTCAACCTCGACAAGGTGCCGTACACTGACAGGGGCGTGGGTGTGATCGAAGCTGAAGTTCGGGCGGTGCTGGACTTGTGCGTCGGCCAGGAAATCATTGTAGAGGGATACACTGTCACCGTGCCTCTGGTTGCGGACATCTCCACGACGGACAAAGCAAATCGACTGTTGCCCGATGTGAAATTCAGTGCGACGCTTGCTGGCGCTATCCACGCAACTGAGGTGGATGGCACGGTTTCGGTATAGGAGGATACAATGCCTTTGAGAAACTTTGACCCCAACCAAGTGTCTGTCATATTCGGCAGCATCATTGGCGGGTATGCTGACGGGACATTCGTCAGCATCGAGCAGAATGAAGACAGCTTCGCGTTGACTATCGGGACGGATGGCGAGGGTTGTCGCGCGCGTTCGAACAATCGTAGCGCCCGCATGACCCTCACTCTAGGTCAGTGGAGTGCTTCCAATCAAGCGTTGTCTGCGCTTCACAATGCAGACATTCTCACTCCTGGCGGGGACGGGATTGCTCCCTTTGTCATGAAAGACAACTCGGGAACAACCATCTGCTCGGCTGAGAAGGCGTGGATCACGAAGCCTCCGGCAGTCAGCTATGGTCGCGAGCCCGAGAATCGCGAATGGGTGCTCGAAACTGACAACATGATCTGGAACGTTGGAGGTAACTAATGTCTCAATTAGAGGCAATCTCCGAAGTCATCGACGGTAAGCAGTACGACATGTACATGCTCGAGCCGTTGACCAGTCACGACCTGTTCATGGACGTTGTGAAGATGGTAGGTCCTACTCTCGGTCCGATATTCGATGCGGCTTTTGCTGGAAGAGGTTCAGCCGAAGGCCTCGAAGATTTATTGGAACGGGAGATAGGGCCCGACTTCTTTTCGAATGCGACGACCAAGCTATTTGGAGCTATTGACAAAGCGGTCTTGAACAAAGTCATTGCCGAGTTTCGCAAAGTGACGTTGGTAGATGGAGTGGAATTGAATAAAACATTTGATGTCCATTTCAAAGGCGAAATTCACAACATGTACAAATGGCTTTTGTTTGGCATGAAAGCGCAATGGGGAAAGTCCTTCAGCGCCTTGGTGAGCGGAGTAATGACCCAAGGCGCAAAGACGATGGCAAAGAAAAAGAAGGAGTCCCAATCCCAGACCACTTTGTTAAAGACTGGCTCAAATGGAGGTTGATCGTCGAGCAAGTCGCGACCTTGAAAGAGGTTGATAAGTACTACGACCTTGTGGACGTTATCGATGCTCACTACGCCCTAGACTTAAGACACGCAGCGGAAAAAGACGCAATCGATAACCCAGGGTCAGGGAGTTAGGCTGTGGTTGTTCGAGAACTAGTTGCTCTACTCGGAATAAAAACCGACAAGAAGTCGATGGACAAAGCCGAAGGCGGGATGAAGAAGCTTATCTCGTTTGCGAAGGCTGCGGCCGTTGCTTTTGGCGCGTTTAAAATTGGGCAATGGGCGATCAAAGCTGCCGAGAGTGTGGCGAAGATTGGCGACCAGTTTGATAAGATGTCTCATCGAACTGGTGTGGCGTTCGACGCATTGCAGGGATTTTCTCATGCAGCTCAGTTGTCGGGCGCTTCTATTCAAGATGTCGAAATGTCCATTAAACGACTGCAAGCGAGCCAGGCTGATGCAGCGTTCGGACTCAAGACATATACACGTGAGTTTGAACGGCTTGGTATCGAAATAAAAGACACTGATGGGAATTTCAAAGACACGACAACGTTGCTTCTTGAAGTCGCTGATGGGATGAAGAACCTTGATAGCGACACCGAACGAACTGCCGTTGCGGTAAAGTTGTTGGGACGAAGCGGTACGAATCTCATTCCACTACTCAAACAAGGGAGTGGTTCAATAAGAGAAATGATGGAAGAGGCACGCGACCTTGGCGCCATCATGGACGAAGACTTGCGAAAAGCAAGTGTCGATTACATCGATAATCAGCAGCGTTTAAATATGATGTGGCAAGGCGTGTCGAACGTACTTGGCCAGGAATTACTTCCATTATTCAATCGCATGACCAACGCCACAATCGATTGGTGGAAAGCAAATCGTAAATGGATAATGGAGCGCATCGCTCCCAAGATAAAAGAAATCGTGATGACTGCCTCCCGATTTATAAAGACGATTGGGAAGATGGTTTTTTGGGTCGTCAAATTAGTGAAGAACTTGCCAGCCGGTGCGAAGATTGGATTGATTGCAATAGCCTTTTTAAAATGGGGTAAAGCTTTACGATTCTTATTTTCTCCATTCGGCAAATTGTTGATATTAATTGGTTTAATTGTATTGATTATTGACGATCTGATTACATTTGTCGAAGGCGGCGACTCTGTTTTCGGAAAATTTTTTGAGACACTTGATGAACTGACGGGATTGCCCATCAGTGACATGATGAAAGACATTATCAAGTGGTTCCAAAAGTTAGCCGAAGATCCTGCTGCGGCATTCCAAGACCTTGTTGATATGATGGAAGGAGTTATCGGCTGGTGGGCCGATATGTTCGAAGGTATTTGGCAAGATACGGTCGAATTTTTTAAAGGGCTTTGGAACGGACTTCTTGAATGGTTCCAATCTTCAGTGGTTCAACCCATTGTCGATTTCTTTACGAGCATGTGGGAAGACCCCATGGCTGCCGTTGAGGGCTTTCTTGATTTCTTGATGGATATAGGCGAGCGTATTATCGAATTGATAATGGCCCCCTGGAAAGAAGCTCTTACTTTTATCAAGGATGTTTTTGAAGTTGGTATTGTCGAAGCTCTTAATCGTCTTGGTGAAAAGGTTCGTAATTGGGCGAACGGATTGCTTGATACAATTGCTGCTCCATTCAAAAAAGCTGCATCGTTTTTGGGATTAATGGATGAAGAACCGAAGGGGGCAGTAGGTGGGGCGGTAGGAGCTGGTGCTCGAACTGCGCTGGCGGCGGGGGCCATGGGTCAAGGAGTAATACCAGGGGCAGCGCGCGCAGCGGCTACAGCGGGTGTATCAAACATCAATCAAAAGACAGATGTACAAATAAATGTCAAAGGAACTCCGGGTATGTCCGAAGCGAAGCTGGGTGGTGAAGTTGCAAGGCAGGTAGGAGCAATGCTTGAAAAGCAGAATAGAGCGGCAATGAATGCGCTCGTACCAAAGGCGAGCTGATGGCACTTGCTGAACTCATATTCAAACGAGTGAAAGCGCAAATAGGGATCATCCAATTCGACGCGTCCGTATCTGAATCGCACAACAGTCCGTCGGAAGTTACCGACCATCCTGTGGAAGAAGGCTCGACCGTATCGGATCATATACGCAAACTTCCAAAAGAATTCGAACTGAATGGTCTTGTCACCAATACTCCGATTGTATTTCTTGCGACGACTCTTGCCGAATCCCCCCTCACTGTCGATTCGAATCCGACAGATAGTCGAGTCGAGTCAGCTTATTCAGAGCTTGAACGAATACAAGAAGCAGGAGAAACGGTCGATGTCGTGACCAGCCTTCGCGAATATACCGACATGGCAATCACTAACGTGTCGGTCACTCGCGAAAAAGCCACCGGTCAAATATTAGATTCGACTATCAGTCTTCGTGAAATTCTTTTTGCAAAAGCATTGACGCTTGAGCTTCCTGTTCCTTTGAATGTTGCGAACAAGGCAGCAAAGAACAAAGGCAAAAAACAAAAACAAGATTCGACATCGCAGCAAGCGGCAAAAAATGAATCGATGTTTACCAAAGCTTTGAATGCAGTAGGATTGTAATGACGACCACAATCATACCAACCGAAGAAGCAGCCCAAGATGGAATTTTCTTCGAATCTGTTTCTTTAGACGGCGTGGATTATCAATTGTATTTCAAATACAATTCGCGAGAAGGTTTTTGGTATTTCGATTTGAACGATGTCGAAGGAAATCCGATCCGAACGGGAATAAAAGTAGTTGTAAATTACCCTCTCACTTTTTTGTGTGCATGCCCAGAGAAACCGGCAGGCGAGTTGTCCTGCATCAATACAGAAGACGAACCTCAAGATCCTGGATTAAATGATTTGGGATTGAATGCTTTAATGGCATACCTGAATGAAGAAGGAGTAGATGGGTTATCTGTTCAATAGGGATTTTTCGATGAGAATCGGAACAGCAGTGATAAATATGCAAACAACCGACCCGATAACGGATAGGACGTTCCCTGCTTTGCGTGTTTCATTTCATGTCGAGAAGTCCGACAATAGAGATCCCAATAAAGTGACTCTTGAAATCATTAATTTAAATGAGTCGAATAGGCGCGTATTGCAAGAAGGATCTGAACTGGCCGAGAAGACTCCCAATTACGATTGGCCTTTATCAATAGAAGCCGGGTATGTCGGCAATCGCTCGCAGATATTTTCAGGCGATATTATCAAAGCAGACAGTTTCAAAGAGGGAGTCAATTGGGTCACGCAGATAGAAGCGGGCGATGGTCAAAACAACTACCGCTCGGCACGCATGAGCAAATCATTCGGCCCTGGTACGACGATGACTCAGCTCTTAACACAAGCGGCTGTGGCTCTAGGTGTAGGGCTCGGCAATTCGGCAACGAAGTTCGCGGTGTCGCCGAGGGGGTTGCTCAACTTCAAAAAAGGAGTCGCTGTCAGCGGCCGGGTCACTGACGTTTTAGACAAATACATCACATCGGCAGGTTACGATTGGTCGATTCAAGACGGTAATTTGCAGGTGTTGGGTCCTGGTGAAATACTCATCGGCGAGGCGGTCGTATTAAACAAATCGTCTGGGTTGGTAGGGTCGCCGGAGCCAGGAGAGAAGGGCGAAATAAAAGTGTTGAGTTTGCTTCAAGGCGCTATCAGTCCTGGGCGGCAAATCATTATCGATTCATTGACGGCAAAAGGTTCGTTCAAAGCTCGTAAGGTTGTGCATGTCGGCGACTCGTGGGGTCAAGATTGGTACACTGAGTTCGAGGGGAAACCTATACAATGAGCAAGCTCGAAAAGAGCCGATCGCCTGAACTGGTCGAAGTGCTTCGAGCAGTGATGGACAAGGCTTTGTCTGATGTCTATGTGGCGTTACCAGGTAAGGTCGAGAAGTACGACGCACAACTACAGAAAGCCGATGTCAAGCCATTGATTCAAGAGCCGTATATCAATGAAGACGGAACGGAAGGTCTCGACGATTTACCGGTGCTGACTGACGTTCCTGTTTGGTTCCCTCGAGGAGGCGGATATTTTCTATCGCTGCCAGTTCAGACGGGCGATAATGTGCTTCTCATCTTCAACGATTTATCGATTGACAATTTCATGGCGAGTGTGGGATCGCGAAGTTTGGACCCGGTCGATTTGAGGAAGCACGACATCTCCGACGCTGTGGCGATACCTGGGTTCTATCCATTTCCAAAGAACATCAAAGACACGATTGCATCGGGTGCGGCATTTGGCAAAGAAGGCGGCGCAATGATGCGCGCGACGGGCGCGGCGATGGAGGCGGTGACGGGCGGCGCGCCTGCTGCTGCCGATTTTGTAGCGCTCGCAGCAAAGGTGTTGGCAGAGCTTACAAAAATCCAAGTGGCTCTCAATACTCATGTGCATACTGGAGTAACAACAGGTGTCGGCAATACGGGAACTTCTGTTTCTGGATATTCTCCAGACCCGGTTGCGTCCTCCAATTTAAAGGCTGATTGATGGCGGATATTAAACTAGACGAAGACGGCGACATACTCATCGAGGACGATGATCTGGTTCTTGTTGAAGGTGTCGATGCAATAGCACAAGATGTCGAGGTCCGTCTTACGTTTTTTCAAAGCGAGTGGTTCCTCGATACCCGTCTCGGAGTGCCTTGGTTTCAAAAGATTTTGGGACAGAAGCCGCGGCTCGATGTCGTCAAAAGCATCATTCGAAAAGCGATCATGACTACACCCGGCATGCAAGGCATTTCCGACTTTGTTGCTGAATACGATGGGCGGACTAGATTATTATCTGTATCCTTTAAAGGTCAGTCGGTTGAGGGTGAGTTCGAGTTCGATAAGGAGTTAATCGTATGACAACCTATGGCGTGACTCTAACTGGTTTTATAAAGAAGACTCTGTCGGTTATCACGGCCGAAATAGGCGACGATCAGCGCGATACAATAAAATCCACGCTCAACCTTCTGGCTTCTGCATTGTTCGGCCAAATGAACGGCATTTTTGGTGACAAGTTGCGAGAATTATGGGACGTCGCTGAAGCGGTCTATCGTTCAGCCTATCCGAGCTCGGCCTCGGGCGACGCACTTGACCAGGTCGCGTCGATAACGGGTGCTGTGAGGCTGCCTGCGACCAAGAGTGAAGTCACTCTCGATAAGTTGTTGATATACGATGGGACAACTGTGCCGGTTGGGAGTATTGTTAGTGTAGATGAGAACGGCAACAGGTTCGTGTTGACTGAAGCCGTTGTCAATTCACTTGGGTATCCGGATATATTTTCCGCTCTGGCTGAGTCGGAAGAATATGGACCTATCAATGGCTTAGCAAAATCGATTACTGCTATACAGACTCCGGTTGTAGGATGGGTTGCGGCAGCTTCTTGTAAAGCAACTAATCCAGAGAACTACACGCTCGATGGAAAAGCTCTTACTATCAAGACGTATGGGGGCGTCGAGCAGACGGTCAATTTTTCAGGTGGCGACCCTTGGACTGCGCTCACTGCTGGTGCTGAAATAGAGAGTCAAGTTCCTGAGATGACCTATTTTGATGCGGGTAGTTATCTCGGGTTGACTACTAATGTTTCATCTTCGGCAAGTCGCTTTGAGATAACCGGTGGCACAGCGAACGCCGAGTTTGGATTTCCGACTGACGAGCAAAAGGGATTCAATACTACCGATGCCGATGTCGGACGTAATGTCGAAACAGACCCAGACTTCCGACTTCGCCGTCTTGAGTTGCTGCAACGCACAGGCGCGGCGACTGTTGATGCTATTCGCGCGCGTGTGCGCGAGCTGGCCGACGTCGTCCAGGCTTTCGTGTTGGAGAATGTAGACATCGTGACATCACCAGAGGGGTTACCACCGAAGTCGTTCGAAGCAATAGTGCTCGGTGGCGATGACCAAGAGATTGCCGATACGATTTGGGATGTCAAGCCGGCCGGTATTGAAACGTACGGTTCGACATCGAAGACGGTTGAAGATTCGGCGGGGTTCAGTCACACCATTGAATTCTCTCGTCCGACCGAGATTCCTATTTATATGGAATTCACTGTATTGACCGATCCTGTTTTGTTCCCGACTGATGGAGTTGACCAAATCAAAGTGGCGATGAAATTATTCGGCGATGCGATACAGGTTGGCGAAGATGTGATCGCTTTGCAATTCAAATGTGTTCCGCTCGATATAGCGGGAGTTATCGATGTGACGATATTCTTAATAGATGACGTCGATCCTCCTGTCAGCTCGGCTAACATCGTTATCGACTACCGAGAGATCGCAACGTTCGATACTGGCGATATGGATGTGACGGTGACACCATGACGCTGACGCAAAAAACGGATCACGTCACCGAAGCTCTGGCGAATTTTATAGAGCGATTCAAGGACAAGCCGAACCTCGCGGCGTGGTTGACTTCGTACATCAATCAAATTCAAGATCTCGAAGATACATACTTTGACATCATGGCCCAGCGTTGTTTGGATACAGCAGTTGGTGTTCAATTGGATGGACTAGGAGAAATAGTTGGAGAAAGCAGACAAGGTCGAGATGATGATACATACAGAGTTGCAATTCGTGCAAGGCGATTGCTCAACGCTAGCGAGGGTACTCCCGAAGAGTTAATGAACATTATCTCGGCCTCTCTTGATTTTTCAGTTACTGTTCATATTCGAGAATATTATCCTGCTGCCCTGACTGCCGAGGTGGTTGAGACTTTTCCAACTGGCTATGACCCGGCTCAGATTGGAACCATATTACGTTTGGGAAAACCGGCAGGAGTAAAAGCCCATTTATTGACTCATCCAGCCGACCCATTTCAATTTGATACTGGATTGGGTTATGACGAAGGACATTACGGAGGTGCTTGGTAATGGCTGCGACATATTCAAAACCGACTGGTATACCGCGATGGGCCGATACTTCTGGCAACGTGGTCGAGCCGAGTTCGGCAAAGAAAGATGAAGGGTGGGTGTACGAAGAAATCCCGCCGTCGAGTTATGAGAACTGGCGCACTCGAGAGATCGGTCGTTGGTTCAAATGGCTCGATGAGAGGCTATTCGACGGCACTACCAAAGATGCTTTCGTTCTCAAAGAGCCGGGTGGTGGCCTGGAGATGCTGCGTCTCGAAGACACGGTCACCGATTTGCCGACTGTGTACATGCCGCAGGGTTATGCCGAACTCGTCAATACCGGTAATGGTGCTTCTGCTGGATGCCGCGTCCGTTGGTTAAATGCCGACAGGACAACTCAAGACGATGCCATGTGGATGCTTCAAACTCAAGGAGATCCCGATCATGTTTTAAAGTTCATGCATGCTGATGATGGAGGATCGGGTGTTGTTGATGTGATGATATTAGCTGGTCATTTTTCTGGTATTTGGGCTACACCGCTTGTGGCTTTTGGCGCTGATATTTTATTGCTTCCTCTTGGAGGGGGCACGAACAACATTGGGCTTGATACATATCCGTGGTCTAATTTACATGTTGACAATGTCTACCAAAACAATGTCCCTCATATTTCTTCATACGATGACCTCACTGCCACGCCTATTGAAATCACTGCGGGTGGAGTTGCATTGACTCCTGTCACCATCGATAAATCCCAATTGATGAGTGCGACAGCTTCACCTACTCGACGAATTACATTCTCTCGGAATGGAATCTATCAATTCATCGCCAACATTACGTGGATGGCAGACGGCAATGATTCAGAAAGCGCATTCTGGGGTACGTTTAATGCAGGAGTAGTTCCGGGTTCGTACGTGAAAGCCTTCATCGAGAAGGATAATGTAGAGGCGGTTACGACAGTTTCGTTCATGGTCACTGTATCAAACCCATCAACCGATTATGTCGAGATTCGAGGACAGTTCCTCGGTGGCGGTGGGACAGATGAAGCCACTCGGATGAACTTGCAAGCGTTCATCATTAAGGAGTAGTAGTCACATGACAAAGAATGAAGCGGTAGTTCAGCAAATGATCGAGAAGCGCAATGCCGAACCCGAGCCTGTGGAAGAAGTTTCCAGCATTATAGGGGAATACGATCTCGAAGAGATTGAACAGCTAAAGATGGAGAACATCGCGCTCAAAAAGGAACATTTGCGGTTTGAAGAGATGCAATTGATGGGCGTGCAAGAACAACTCATGAAAAGAATTCGAGAACGGCTGGGGGTTACAGACGAATATGGGATCTCATTCAATTTGCCGATGACAAAAGTCAAGGTGGAAAAAAGGAGGGCATCAAATGAGCAACGAGAACAAGAACAGCCTACCGCCAGCGATGAAACAGGGACGTAAATGGGGATTGATAATTGCAGGTATTCTTGCGGTTGCTGCGCCCGCTTGGACCGGCGCGGTCCAGTCGATGAATTCCGGGTCGGTTGCTGGACAAGCTGTTGCCCAATCGGCTGAGGCTGTCGAGAAGACCCAGCTCTCGTACGAATTGCTCAATCAGAAGGTGACCTTGGAAATCGCCGGGCTCATCAAAGAACTTGAGCGCCAGGACAAACGCATGGATAGGATAGACGGGAAGCTGGACAAGTTGTTGATGCGTGCTGCCCGTAACAGCGGCAGTAACCGAGAGGTCGAAGAGATAAAAGCAATGGCCGCGGTCGAATCTAAAGTGAATGAATCTGCGCCTGCAATACAGCAAATGAAATTGCCAAAGAATTTGGACCTTGCGTACAAATCGCGCAAAGCCGCTGCGACAAAAGCGGCGGTCGGGTTATGAAAGTAGAAGGCAAAAGTGGGACTATAAAGATTGTAGTTCCAAGCGGGACTATCGCAATCGAGAGGTAGCCAATGGATATATCGATAGTGCCAGTTCAAATCGATCTCGAAGTCACGTACAAAACGAACTTCTCGATTGAATGTGTTTTGTTGAACGACGGCGAGCCAGTAGACATCACTACCGATTCGGTGCGTTTGACTGTGCGTGATTACAAAGGCGGCACAGCGAAGATACAAAAGACGAACACGACCGGCGAACATGCTGAACCGACGAATGGAAAGACAATATTCGATATTGCACCCGCTGACTTTGTCGATGACCAGACAGATGAGAACGTCGATTGGGTCTATGAAGTGAGGCGTATCACTTCAGGCAATGAAGAATATGTTCACATACAAGGCGACTTCATTGTGAAGCTGGCGGTTGGAGGTGCGATATGATACCTCGACAAATCATTATCGACTTGGTTGAAGGAGATGCAGCACCCGACCTGGCCGTAAGATTCGTCGGGCTCGCGCTTGGTCCTTTCAATCCGATAAAGATGTTGGTGCACAAAGAAGACGGCACGAGATTCGAACGAGTCATGATTCCCGACCCGACCGATGAGGAGTTGGCGTTTGTTCCTTGGGAGACCGGCGACCTGGTGGAAGGACGACATTCTGCTGAGTTCGAGTTGACCCAAATATCGGACAGCAAGAAGCTGACATTGCCACGAAAGTTTGCGATGATTTTAAATGTTAGAAAGGATCTTGGCTGATGACTGATATGGTCGTCGATTATGTTGAAGTGGACGGACTCGAACCATTTCGAGAAGTGGTGGTCTATGTGTCTGATGCTTTGACTCTCGACCTCGACGATTATCTAATCAGTCGCAACACGGGATTGTCGTTGAAAGATAGAGCGACTGGCGTTTACTTGACGAGTCGGCAGGAGGTTCCCTGATGGCGTCATACATGTACCATGATTTAGAGGAGCCGGGTGCGATACACGTCCCGCATGATCTCGAATATGCTAATCAGGCCACGCGCAAGGGTGCGAGCGGATTGCCCGATCGTCAGGTCGGCAAGTTGGCATTGCAGCAGGACGACGGGTCATATTGGCGGTTGAAGACGACCGGTCCCGAGTGGGTTCCTGTGTCACCTCCCGAGCCGGTGATTGGGGATATTGGAAAAGCCATCGGCATCGTTACAGATGGAGACGGTTATTTGAAACTGGCTCCTATTGCTGCTGGAGGATCTCTTCAGACTGGATATGATTTTGGAGGACCTGGTGCAGGTCGAGCGATTATCGCTTCTGATGGTTCGCTTCAAGTAACAGTACCTGATGATGCTGACAACGTCGCCCTCAGTTTGATAAACGATGACGTCACGAACAATCCCGCTGGTTTGGAGATGTCGGGAGCATCGTACAGATCCGGCATCATTTCACAAAAGAATGTTGATGCAATTGGCAGCAACGCTGGTCTTGGGTTGACTGCCGAAGGAGATGTGGGATTTGGAGGAGACGTCCGTGCTTTTGTGGGATCGTTTCACGCAGGGGTTGTGCCAGGCACAGTGGCGTGGACGGATATAGGATCTACGGCATTCGATGTCAATGCTAGGACAGAAGTGTATGCGAGTGCCGGAAGTCCTGGCGGTGCGATACTCAATCTTTATGCGCAAGGCTCTGGCTCACTACAAGAGATCAACATTGGGTGTTATGACCCTTCTCCTTTGCCTATCGGTAATAATCACGCCAACATCAATATTGGTACATTCGGGTATGAGCACGAGATAGTGATAGGTGCTTTGAGTGCGGACACTGTTACCAAATTGGATGTCCTTTCAGAGTCAGACATCAATATCAGGTCCGGATCTGGAGAGTTGAATCTATGGGATAAGTATTTGACTTCGGCTATTCAGTTATCTGAAACCGGTGTTCTTGGCTTGGATGGATTTGCTTCCACATCGATTGTCGGTGGTATGAATGAGTTGATGGATGACTTAGATGTGATCGCAACCTATTCACTGGACGACATTTACCATAACGAACCCACGGGCGATCGTGCTGTGGCCGTTGATGATGGGTCAGTAGTCTGGAATCTTGGGGCTACTTACGGACATCACATTGACAATGGTGGCGATTATTTACGAGTTGATTATGGAGGAGTCGATAAACTCGATATTACTTCTGCTTTGAACAACGTCAATTTTAATGCATCTGGAAACATGGGTCTGACTTCACTTCAGACAATGCAAATAAATGTATCACCGAATGATGCTAGTAATTGGTTCCTGAACTTAGCGGCGACCAATGCTGGTTCTGGGGATGCGTCTATTAAATTGTCTGCAAAGACTGAAGCTTTCTTCGACAACACCAAAACCAGAATGCAAATAGATAGTGGCCATGATGTCCACGCCTTGCACGTCGTAAATAACGATACGACATCACATCCTGAAGTCGATAGCCCTGTGGTTGAGATTGAAAATAATGCTACCATAGATGATGGTCGAGGCAGTCTGGAACTGTCTGGTTCGCTCAGGTATATTTACGGCAAGACCATAGCGACAGGTAATCCAGATCCTACTGTTGGTTTTGCTGCGCTAAATTTATTGCCAGGACAAACAGCCAAATTGCAGTTTGCCGCCGCTGATTATGCTATGGGTGCTGGGGGCGCTAAAGGCGAAATGCAGTTCGATGCCTCCAATCTTATTGAGATTGGTTGTTCCAATGATGCACCTATAGATACAGGCGACATTGATATAGCGTGCGGCGGAACTGCTAGGGCTATTAGGATAGCTTCAGAAGTTGATACTTCCCCTGCTGGTAGTCCGCATACACTTAATATAGGTTCTGATTCAGTAAATTCATTAAGTGCATTAAATGCATACGTAAATGGTTCTATCGTTCTCAAGCCAAAGGGTGCATCAGCATTATTTGTTGAGCTATCCGCATTGGCTGGCGCATCTGATGGCATGAAGATTCAGACTGGTGCTTTGGGCGATTACTGGCATTTCTTAAGAGCTTCAGCAACTCAAATCAATGTCGCTGCTGACATCAACCACCTGAATATTCAGGGCAGTGGTAATTTCTACATGAATCCGACCGGATCTATGGATTTGAACCCTGCCGGCAATTTGATTTTAGATTCATCAGGTGGGTCAATCGACATCGGGAACGATTTGGATACAGGGGCAGTCAATGTAGCCACCAATGGTGTTAGGACGTTGGCGCTAGGGAAGTTGGGTTCTACGTCTACGTCTCTACGCGGTTTGAGTTTAGCTTTAGACTCAACCGGTTCCCTGTCGATGAATAGTTCGGCAGGCGCCATCTATATAGGCAGTTCTGGAAGTTTCGGGGCAATAGATATAGGAACAGCTCTAGCAGCAAAAGCGATTAAAATAGGAAATGCGACAGGCGCAACCGGAATAAATCTTGATACTGGTACGGGGGGATTAGACGTAGATTTACTTGGAAATGCTTTGTTTAAGCCAAGCGGTGCCGTTTCGGTGGAAATGGATCTCTCGTCTGTAACCGGAACATTGAATGGATTTAAGGTTACTAATACAGGTGCGGCATATTGGAACTTGATTCGCTATGGTTCGAGCACCATGGTTCTTGATACGCTAGGATTTGAGTTGGTCGATCTCGATGCGACTGTTTTAAATATTGGGAATGATGCTTTATCTCAGACTTTAAGGTTTGGTACGGGTGCTGCGGCGAAGTCAGTTATCATAGGTTCACTTACTGGAGCGAGTGACCTTGCTCTCAGGTCTGGTACAGGCGATATCGATATTGGTACATCGATAGCGAAAACAATTAGGGTAGGTAATACCACAGGTGCTACCGCTCTTAACTTGTCCGCAGGCACTGGAGGCATAAATATTGGTGGTGCGGCGTCGGCATTGATAGGGTTCTTCGGTGCGGGTGCAGTGAACCAAAGGCAGAAAGCCAACTACAATAGTTGGACATCCTGGACAGACATCATCGATGCATTGGTTGATTTAGGATTATTTGACGCAGCCTAGAAGGTCGAAGTTGCAGGTAGTAAATATGGCAAAAGACAAAGGAGAATGAAATGGCAAAAGACAAGGTGAAGGCGCAGGCTAAGAAAACAGTTTCTAAGAGGAAAGAAAAGAAGAAAGCCAAAGGCTCTCCGAAGATTCCCGAAGTGAAGACCGAAGGATTGCTCGTGATGAAAGCTCACGAGGTCGATGCTTATCTCGAATCATTGGACAAGGACGAAGTCAAATTGATGGGAGCAGAGGCGAAGATATACGAGAAGGCCAAGGAAGCGACCAATGCCTACAATCAAATCGCTCAGAACATCGGGCTGCTTTCCAGCCAGCTATCGGAGATGAAAGCACAACAGCTCAAGCTCCAAGGGCGCCAAGCTGGATACCTCAATGTTCTAATCGAGATTGAAGACGAACGGCGAGCGGCCAATGCAAAATCTCGGAGTAGCTGACGACAAGAACATTCTCGTTCTGTACTCAAACAAGAACAGCCGCGGCAAGCACGATGCGACCGGGGCGTTTATTCCCGAGGCCAAGAAGTTCGCCAAGCTGCACGCCGTGCCCAAAGAAAATGTTATCGGCATGAAGTTAGTCGGCGTGCCGAAGTGGAAGCGCAAGGAACGAACTCTCAATATCATCCACAACGCCGGGACATATCGTGATCTTGATGCTATCGCTTGTTTTGGGCACGGCTGGCCGAATGGTATTCAATTTGGATTGACACGACCGGACATCTCGACACTCTGCGCTTTGCTCAAGCGCAAGGCAGCAAAAGATCTCAAGATTGTTTTGTACGCATGTCTTGCGGCCGAGAACGACGTTCGGGATAGCAAGCGCGTGGAGCTGGGCCCGGCGACGGACGGCGGGTTCGCTGACGAGCTGCGCGACCAGATGGTACGGGAGTGTATCAAATACGGCTGGGTAGATGGACATAAGACAGCCGGCCACACCTCATGGAACCCATACCTGGTTCGATTTCGTTGCGATGCTGTCATGAGTGAGTTGTGCGGCGCTGTGGGCGGGGCGTGGTTGGTTCAACCTGGTTCCGAATATTGGTCGAAATGGATATCGAAGTTAAAGGTCAACGCGGCCGGGATGCGTTATCGATTTCCGTTCATGTCTGAATTGCAGATCAAGGCCGAGCTGGCCGGTTTGCCCTGGACGACCCTGACTTCCCTGTAAAATCGATTTTTGAAAGCTTTGCTGAGGGGTGTCCGTATCCGAATCCATTGGACATGCGGAGTGTCCATCGCACCGCCGAAATGATTCGCGCAAGGCACCGGGTTCTCGATCTCACCACGGGCCCATTGGTCGAGCTTTTTGAGCATGTTCATCCAGTAATAACGATGTACGCGCCATTTCAACCCTCGAGGGAAGTGTTCGGGCTTGCATCCGTCGAGAGTGAGCTCGAATAGCCATGGACGTCGATGCTTCTCATGGGGTTTTACCGCGGCCGAGTATTTCTTGATGAGCTTCAGGAGCGACATACCCGTCTCCTGAGCGCGTGTAGCGTAGACCCAAGCAATACCCATGCATTCATCATGCGCGTGGATTCCGGCTTCTCCTGCGCAGCTCCTGCCCAGCCATAGCTTTGTCTCCGAATTCCAATCGTTCGTCGGCTTCGCTGCTACTTGAGACAACGCCAACACCATTATGTACGGGATTATTCTTCGCATTCAATTCTCCTTATACCATATCGTCGAGGACGTGTCCAGGAACGCCCCAGAGTTGAGACAATTTTGACATGTGTGGACATGCATAGAACTTGAGACAAACGAACCACGACGTGAGGGGACGTCGCGGTTTTGATGCTGGAGAATTCCCTACCCGCCCAGGAAAGGAGGCGCACCCGAGCGGGTAGGGTTAGGTGGGATGAAATCTTACTTTACCTTCTTAGGCGTGATGGCGACGACTTGCGATAGGTGCGCGGTGAATCCGGGGATCTTCGGGTCGCGGCCGAGGCTCTTGGTAAGTGCCTTCAATGCCTTCTCGTTGACCGTCAGCAAGTCGTGCCGCTGCGTTTCGATGGCCCATCGAATGACCATGTCCGCATCAGCGACTGAGCCGGTCCAGTTCTTGCGAATCGAGAGCCCTGGAATTTTCTTCGGCACGAGCTCCTCGGCCTTCTCGATGGCAAGAGCCTTCTCGCCGTTCGCTGCATTGATGTCCAGGTTTTCTAGAATGCGATCGCGCTCGGCGATGCGCGAGGTGGTGAAATCGGTTATCTTGAGCTTGATGCTCGTCTCGACGTCCTTGAGGGTGTCCACGGCCGGTTTGAAAAAGGAATTAATATCGTCGATGACAGAGCGTAACGGCTCGACGAATGCCTTTCTCTTGTCGTCTATCTCCGTGGCTTTGGTCTTGACCTCGGCAACCCAGGTCGTCGCCACTTTCAGATCGTTATTGTTTGCGATGACCATTCGGT